GCGGCAGCAAATATAGTAGCTAAACCGACTATACTATAATATGCAGCGATTGCACTGATACAAAGAGCAACTGCTAATGTTAAACTAGCAAAAACCATAGTAAAATATTTATTTGAGTAGTTTTATTTTTTACGTAGCTTATTTTTAATAGAATTTATCACCATTCTTGCTTCTCTATAATCGTTAAGATTTTCCACATTAGTTTTAGGTTTTGCGTTTAAATCGGTAGCAAAGTTAATTTTGTAAGTGATTTTAGAGTATTCGGTGAATTGTTGTTTATTGAAGTTCATCTCTATGTCCTAATGTAAAGTTTGATTGTTTAATTGTTTAATTCCAAAAATTTTAAATATTTTCTGTACTGTAGTAGGAGTTTCGTTAGTAAATCCTTCAAAATCTTCTGGTACAAGAACAGATTTTAAATGACCAGATTCATCTACAATGAATACAAAATCCCCATCTCCCAATGCTTCAAAGTCAATTCCTTCTTCATTTGTTTGTTTCATTATATTGTCTTTTTAATTTTTTAAAATATCTATTAGATTTATTTTCTAATGTTTTCAAGATTGGATCGTTCCTTTTAAAAGCAGATTTATACCATTCATAGACAGGGGTGGATTTAAAATCAATTTGTAAAGGCAATGCATATGCCATTTGAGCCGCTGCAGTGAATGCGTATGCATCTACTTCATCCGGGATACCTAGATATTCCTGTCTTTCTTTTTTTATTGAACATTTTTCTTTACTAGAATATTCTTTTCCTGGCTTAAAATGTCTACGTCTGAATTGATGTAAATGTACGTATTCGTGTCCTAACACTGTAACAATATCAAATACTAAACTATACCAAATATCCCTGGATAAATCGTCATTGCTAAAAATATAATATAAACGTTCTTTAGGTAAAAGAATTTCTATTTCTATAGGTTTTTTACCTTCTTGATCTAATTCCGGATTATAGCAGCCTGTTACTTCAAAATTCAACCCAGATAAACTTAAACTAGGAACTGTAGAAACTTTGCATTCACTAAATGGTATAGCCAAGTTAAATTTATTTGCTATCTGTTTTGATGTCAATTCATTATATTCGAATCTATCGTAAATAGATTTTAATTTAAGTTTAAGTTCGAAATAGTTCATTATTACCTAAACATAATAAGTGCCATTAGCACTGCCTGGACAATGAAACCACTGCCAATTGTAATTATATTTAAGCGATTTTGCAAAAGAATAGCTCTTGCCCACAACAAGGACAATCCAGCCCAAATGAATAATACAATTTCTAAATCCGGAGTTTTATCTGTTAGTCCCGATATAATTGCTAAAAGTTGTGGAATAGTGGCTAGATGAAATACTATTGCAGCTAACCATCCTAATGTATCGGCAGTCAAGTTTTTCACTTTATCTACGAAAAAATTTTTTAATGTATTAGCTAATTCCTGTATACTAAACTTCATGGTTTTTCCTTGTAAAATATATGTCTATCGATTTTTGTGATTCTTTCTTTTCCCCATTTAGGGTTTACGTAATCAGCATGAAAATATAAACTTTCATGTAGGCTAGGAAGTCTAAAATTTTCTAATAGAACTTTTTTAGCTACTTCCTGACTTTCTTGCCATTGCTTATCATGGATAGGAATTACACGTCGCTTATTTTCGCAAACCCAACTAAATTGGCATAGAACTTTTCCATGCACTAAACTTCTAGAATAAACAACTTCGCATACACTTTTGCCAAATCGTCCATCTTTTACTCTGTTTAGTGTTGTTTGTGCTACCGCAACTTTTCCTTCAAAACTTTGATTACCTGCTTCCCAATAGATGTTTATACCTAAACAATCGAGGTCTTTTAATCGCTGTTGCATAGTAGAAGAAAAATCTTGCTGTCTTGTTATTTCACTTTTTAAGTCATTGATCTTATAATCTATATAGTATTTTCCTGTGATAAAAATTATGGTTGTAGCAATTAACACTACAATAATTTTTAAAGAAAATGAAATAACACCTTTATATATTGTTTCTTTCATTTTTAACTCCATAACTGCTATATTATAGCATATAAAAAAGAATAGTCAATGTTATAGGCCCTTAATGCCTACACCAGACTGACCTATTATTTGATTATTTTTTGATTCTACAATTATTGCTTTAGCAATATTACCGGACGTATTATTTTGACTTAGACCATAAAGAAGATAATCTGTACCTATATTAGTTGGATCGGCCGCATAATAAGGTAAAGTACTGACAAAACTCCATAGAGAATAATTTGGTGCTGTATTACCTACCAGATCCAAATTAGTTTGAAAATTGGCTTTATTATAATTTGAAATTTCAAAAAATAATTGCTGACAGATATAATCATAATTAGTATTAATAGTATCAACTAAAAATTGTATATTGTCCGATGGGTCACTTACTATTGTTTGTAAAAGATTGAAATATTCAGTAGTATACTGAGTTACTAAACTATCCCAAAACTGATCAGTTTGCCCAGTGGTCGGATTAACTGTAATACCATCTGGAACTATAGCACGTGAACTAACTTTGCTAATATTTTCCATTACAGTTCTTAATTGCAAACCGTATGGTGTTGCATATAAAGCTGCGATAGCATCATTTACTTTTTTCAATTGTTCAGTGTAATAACCTGCAGCACTTCCTACTACATTCAATACAGCGATAGTTTGATTATCTGCTGTCTGTGGTAAAAATTCTCTTATATTAGTAATTGCAGCAGAATTTAATGTGCTTGTACTAGTTGAAATATTTAAATTTGCTGCCCCATCTGTTCGTAAAGTATCTAATAAGGTAACTAGACTACTACCATTAGTAAAAGTTAAACTAGGTGCTAGTGTAAATAATTTTCTCCCTGCATCTGCTAAAGTTGCAAATGCACTATCGTTTGGTCTACCACTAACCTTTTCTATACTAATATAATCCAATGGGCTAGTAATATTGTTTACTGAAGTTTCCAGAACCCCCTGGATTATTAACAAATCGCTAGCTGCTGTAATAGCACCTAAAATAGATTCAATTCTTTTCGTGTAGATTGGATTATAGATATCATCTAGATTTACTCCAGCCAATAGTAAATTTTCTGTCAGATCGTTTACAAATCCTAATCCTTTATCTATCATAATAGATGCGATTGAATTTATAGTACCAAATCCTCCGCTAGGCACAGTCTGTATTATTTGTCCTAAATTAGTAAATGCTTTTTTTAATGCTGCACCTTGGTTAAAAATATCGAATCCATTTGTTACAAAATCAGCATAATTATTAGATCCATAATAACTCAAGTTAGTATCTTCTGCTTGATTAGTAGCGGCAATAAATTGATTGGATATATCAGTATAGCCTATTGCCTCATTAAATCTTTGTAGAAAATAAAATAAATTGAAACTGGCTGCTTGATCTGATTGTATACCCAATAGTCTACAGATTGCCAAGTCTATCCAATAGACCAAGTTACCTGGAATTTGTTCGCTATACTTAGTTGGCACAACTCCAGTTATTGCTGGTATTGCACTATTTGCCCCAAATGTTGTTAGTCTTGGATCATCCCAATATGCTCTAAAATATCCCCATAACCATGGAGTATAAGTAGGATTTTCTGCAGTACTTCCGGGGGCTGGTAATGGACTGTATGGAGTTAATTGCATAGCAAGCAGATTGCCCTGACTGCTTAAAGAACCAGAGTATATTCCGCTATTAGCGTAATTATAATTTACATTGGGATCAGTTGATATGATCCCTGTTGGGCTAAAACTTATATCACCATCACTGGTAAATGCGTTACGATATTGTATACTGGAATTTTTTATAATACCAATTTGAGGCCCGCCCCAAGAATCTGCATAACCACCGGCATCGCCGCCAAATGCTCCATCACCACCGCCCGCACCACCATCGCCACTACCACCTCCATCACCCCCGCCTTCATAGCTTGGAATATTTTCTGGCCCTGTACCGACTTGATTTTTTAAATTAGTGTTAAAATAATCTAACTCTTTAAGAAATTCTTCTTGTTCGTCGGTTAGATAGTAAAGAAAATGTAAAGGACCATCTTTTCTTTGTCTCCAAAAAAACGGAGCATTGGCAGTGGGATCAAACTTTAAAACAATATATCGGCCTCTTTGTTTACCTAAATACCCTATTTCATTTGGTCCAAGATATTCATTGAAATCAACAAATTTATTTTTTAAAGCATCATATTCAGGTTCAGCAATATAAGATAATTTATAGGTTGGACTGGGTACATCTAATCTCCAAATTTTTGGTGCGCCAACTATTTTTTGATGACTTACCCATTGACTATCTACCCATTCTCCTAATATATCTGGATAAGTTTCTATGTGTAATTTTTTATGTTTGAATCGAAACACGTTAAAAATATCCAGAACTGTGTGCACCAGCATCACTTGAATAGTCCATAGCAGATCCTATTCTACCAGAAAAAATAACTTTGCCATACAGGGCATAACTGCCTTCTGCTATTAGAACACGTTTACCTATATATTCATTTTCATATCTGACTGTTTCATCGGGACCACAATTTTGTGCAACTCGTCTCAAAAAGACATCTTCTCCGATTATTACGTAGCTTGTTCCAGTCATATAGTTTAAGTATGCCTGTTTGTCGGCAGTTGGTAAGCCAGAATTAGGATCTATAGTATAAGGGAATAATTGTTCAGAGCTGGCAAATCTTCTCATTTCCCTTGCAAAGTCTCTGTTAACATTAAATGCTAATTGATTAGCACTAGACATTGAACCTGCTAGTGCAACCTGTAAAGGACTTAATCCTGATGGTGGAGTTGGTGATGTATTGTTATTAAGATAATCATCTATACTTACAGGCATAATTTATCCCAATAGTGCACGACTTAGAACCATACTTGCTACTCCTGCTAATGCACTACCACCTACTGCAAATACATCAAAACTAGCAGTCATCACTTTATGACCACAAATACCTATACCACTATTTGTTAGCACTGGTAAACCATTAACGTAAGTTCCAGAAGGAAGATCACCTATTACACCAAAGCAATGAGTAGGCGGACATTTTTTAGCACCGCAGCAAGGGTGCGGGGTATAAGCTGCACCTATTAGAGCAGCAGGTCTACCATTTACATAGACATCCAAACTTGCTGGAGGTCCTATAATGCCCCCTGGTCCTAAAATATCTCCTACTCTTGCTATCCCGCCTGGCATATATTTTCCTAAATTACGATAGAACCTTTACTTACAGTTTTAATACCTGTTGTAGTAGTCAAATAATGATCTTCCATTTCTTTTACTACTGGTGCATGCATTAAAACATGATCATGTCTAAGATCTATATTATTATTTATATCCCCAGAAAATAGGCTCTGCATGAGTCCAATACCTTGAGGACTGGGTACTATTGTAAAAGGTTTGTTAACTACAAATTTATTAGTTTCAGCTTTAACTAATTTGGCCACTACTTCATCACCGTTTACAAGTTTAAAACTGATAATATCACCTTCGTTATACGATTTTTGAATAAACATTTAGATTTCCTTAAATTGAAATATTAATTTTACCGATAGAAAAACATTGAACCTGGCTTGGACCAAAATAATTTTTGTTAGCTAAATCAGCATTATGCAAATCATTCTGTTTTAGATAGCCTATCATTGTGTCTGACAGATAGCAAAGAATTAGAACTGGTTGTGAATCATTAAACTGCCAATAAAGAGGTAAATTGTCTGCCCCACCACCACAGCCTTCCTCTCCTGCCTGAACTGTATCGCCAAAATATTTTATATCATTGGGACCAGACATTTCTGTTACAGATGGGAAATTATTTCTTAATGATGCTAGTTGCTCATCTGATACATAGCATAGCTTTAACCAACCGGTATTATAACTAGGTCTCCATTCAGCCGAGGTTGCTATTATAGATTGATCACTAAGCCATTCGCTATCTTCATTATGTCCTTGAATGTTAGTTTTATCAAACATTTAAATCATCCTTATTTTTTCTTTTATCTGTGATTCTGTTAAACGACTTAGTCCCTGATATCCACCCTCTACAAAAAGTTGTCCATTTTTGTAAATTTGCGGTACTGTTCTATGTCCTTGTTTCATAATAAATTCTCTTGCTTCAGGTACTTCATCAACTTTGATTTCATTAAATTCGATTGAATATCTTTCTAACAATTTTTTAGCTTGAACACAAAAACTACAATCATTTTTTGAATATATTGTTAACATAAATTTCCCTTTATTATAGTTATACAGAATTATAGTTGGGGCAAAGAATCATAATCAATACTGTCGGTCATTACACCGATAACATATGAGGTGCTTTCATTTTCCTGTAGCGCGGTTTGTTTTTTACTTGTATCACTATGTTTATTGAACCAGGGTATTGGTGTTGTCTTTGGTGCAGGTAAATGATATTTGATTCCTATATCCTTTAGTGCGGTCGCTGCAGTAAAGTCTACAAATTCTTTTAGAATATTAGCATTCAACCCAATCACTGGGCCTTTCCGAAACAAATAATCTGCCCATGCTTTTTCTTCTTTAATTACATCCATATAGATAGCATAAACTTCTTGCTCGCATTCTTGTTTAGCTCGAGCAAATCTTGCATCTTCTTTTACTACCTGATTAATAATCCATGCGGTCCACTCTTTATGTAGCAGTTCATCCTGCAAAATTAAACTAATGATATTTCCGTTGCCAATAAAGATTTTGTTTTCAACCATAGCTAAACTAGTTGCAAACGATACCATAAAGCGAAATGCTTCCAAAGCATAACTGGCATGTAGTGCTAACCAAATTGCTTTTATATGTAATTCTTCTGCTATATCTATACTACCATTTTGTTTAACTTCTTTCCAGCAATTAATTTCATGTAATTTATCATAGTAAGCACCTACACTGGATGCCATATCAACTATTTCTTTTGTATCATGAATTGAATTAAAAACTTCTTTAGGAACATTATAGATATTACGAATTATATGACTGTAACTACGACTATGAATATTAGTTTCAAAGAATGTCCAATTATATACTAATGCTTCCAATTCAGGTAAACTAATAACTGGGGTAAAGATTTGACTAGGTCCACGTCCTTGCAAACTATCTAATGCAGTTTGGCGTAACAGATTACTAGTAAAAATATGTCTAATTGCCTCACTGGCTTCTTTAAAGTCATTAGCATCTTTGGTTAAACTAATTTCTTCAGGCACCCAAAAGAAACCTCTAGCAGTTTGTTCTATTTTTTGTAGTTTATTATATTTTACTTCTTCAAATCGTTGGATTGTAACTGGACCTGCAGGATCCAAAAACATTTTCCTAGATAGATAATCTGTTTTTGTTTCTAAGTTATATTGAGCTCTACTCATAAAGTGCATGCCTCACAGTATTCTTCTGTATCAGTAATTTCAATCGGTTCTAGTAGTGGTTCTTCTTCTTGAACTTTACTTCCTTGTTTGTCCATTAAACTATAATAAAAAGTCTTTAATCCCCACATATGTGCCTGCATTAGATTTTTAGCAATTAATGTTGTGGGTACTTTTCTATTAGAAAAATGTTTAGGCGAATAGAATGTATTAGTGCTTATACTTTGGTCTACGTATGCTGCTAATACTGCAGCAGTTTTGATATAGCCGATACAGTCTTTCTGCTCCCACATTAGTTGATAGCGATTCTTTAGTTTTTGATATTCAGGCACAACTTGGACAAAACTGCCTGCTTTGCTTTCTTTTGTACTAATTAAACTCATTGGCATTTCAATACCATTGGTACTATTAATCACTACGCTACTACTTTCTACTGGGGCCACTGCCATTAATGTTGCGTTTCTTACTCCAAATTCTTTCATAGAAGTTCTAAGAGATTCCCAATCTAAGCCAGGTTTAAAATCAGTCAATTCATTAACTGCAGGCGCACGTAGTTCCCAAGGAAATACGCCTTGTCCATATCTAGTTTTAGCACTATGCAAACATGGACCTCGTTCTTTAGCCAATTCTACGGTAGCTTCTGTCAAGTAATAGGCCTGATGTTCCATCCAAGTTTTAACTTCTTGTAGAGCGTCAGAGTCACCATACTTGTAGTTTCTTTTTGCATGCCAGTAAGCCAAATTTGTAATCCCAATACCTAGTGGTTGAATTTCGTCATTACTTAATTTGCTTTGGATACTAAGAAAGTCCTGATAATCAAGAATATTGCATAGACTGCGATGTAAAATTCTGCAAGCACGACGCATATCTTCTGGGTTACGGAAAGCTCCCCAATTAATACTTCCTAGTGTACAAAGTGCAATTCTGCCTTGTTCGTCATCTAGTCTTTTGAATGGGATTGTGGGTAAAAGAATTTCGCAGCATAGATTGCTTTGATAGATAGTATGATAGTCAGGATCAAATGGTCCTTGATTCATTACATTATCAATGAAGACCAAATAGATACGACCGGTATCGGTCCTTTCTTTCAATATCCCGCTTTTAAATATTTCTTCTGCGCTAATTGTCTTGGTACGTAGATCTTTACGTTGTTCGTATTGACAATAAAGTTCTTCAAACTTTTGTGTATTACGATAAAAGGCTTCGTAGAGATCGGGTACTTCGTTTGGATCAAAAAACGTTATGTTTTCTTTGTTTCGGAATCGTTTCCAGAAGAAACGGTTAAGAACAACCCCATAATCCATATGCCGGACTCTAGTTTCTTCGGTTCCTTGATTGTTTTTAAGTACGATAAGATCATCAAACTGATGATGCCAAATGGGATAAAATACAGTAGCACTAGCATTACGAATTCCACCTTGACTACAACTCCTTAAATCTCCGAACCATTTTTTTAAGAAAGGGATCATGCCAGTATGCATAATTTCCCCGCCTCTAATCGGACTACCTAAAGGCCTAAGTCTACCAATTTCAAGTCCGATACCGGCTCGTTTACTGGCATATTTAGCCATCATTTCACCGCTAGCAAATATACTATCAAGATTATCGTCACTGCGAATTAGCACACAACTACTAAACTGTTTGGTAGGAGTACCCAAGCCTGCAAGAACTGGTGTAGCAAGAGTAAATAATCCATCGCTAGCTGCAGTATAATATTCTTTAATATATCTCATTCTTGCGTTATTTGGTTCTTCTTTATGAAATACTGTAGCCGCAGCAATCATATATCGCACTTGGGGGGTTTCATAAATTTCTTTAGTGCTACGATTTCTAACCAAGTATTTTTCAATTAACTGTTCAATTGCTGCATAGCTGTATTGTTCATCTTTCGTATGATCCAACATTTCGTTCATACGGTTCCAATCTTCTTCGTTATACCATTCTAGTAGTTCTTTTGTATATAGACCGACTTCAATGTTTCTTTTTACAATTTGATAAAGATGTGGTGGATTATATTCACCGAAAACATCTTTTCTTAGCATACTAAGACGCTGTTTACCTGCCACATATTGATAATTAGTATGTCCGATTTCAGGATTTGTTTCTACATCAATTAAATCTACAATTGCTCTTAATGTAATTTCATCAATCTGTCTAGTAGAAATTCCATCGTAAAAGTGTGGTTGAGCTTTAATCTCTATCATACTTTGACTTACATCTGCGATTCCCTTACAGATTTTGCTAATTTGATTTTGCCATTTTTCTAAATCTAGTGGCTCTTTACGTCCATCTCTTTTTATTACTAGTATCTTGCTCATCGATTTTCCTATTTAATTTTATCTAATTGCAGTTCTTGTATAGATATTTGTTTTTTTAATTTTAGTTTTTTAGTGATTTGTGTTTTATTTACAACTGTATCATGATCGTAATTAAGAACATATTTTCCATTGCAAAGATAAACTAAATTATACTGCTCATTATTTTCTGTATCATTATATATTCTTATTTCTATTTTAGGTTGATGATCTGTAAGATATAGAGTATACACTATACCCAATGCTCTTGCAAGATCGCAATAGATGTTTTCATGTAGCAATTCCCATGGGTTGGGCCACATTTCAATGTTTTCAGTAGTAAGATAATATTTTTGATAGGGACAATAAGCCCATAAATGATTGCATTTTCTAATTGCATCCTCTAGTTCTAATTTATTAAGATAAAGACGAAAATTTTGCCAGGAGCGCAGACGCTCAGCAGGAAATAGATTCCACATAAATTATTTAAAATGTATTAATAGTATAAGTTAATACGCAGTCTGGGTCGCCAGTTTGACTCTGTACATTTCCAGCTACATAGCAAAGATTAGCAGTTTGTGTAACTACAAACTGGAATAAAGTATTGCCCAATTCTACATTGCTATCGTTGTAATTATTTCTCATTAGATATTGACTTATAGTCAGTGTACCAGTTTTAACATTTGCATTAGTACCATCTGTGTGGGGTCTAAATGCACTATAATTAATTACCACACTGGGATCTGTAGAATCGAATATTAAATTAGCGATATTTGCTGTAGTATTGTTAGTAATTGTTTGTGTATATTGTGTTATACCAGGAATATTACTATGCTCAGTTAAAATTTCAGTATTACCAATTTCAGGTGCACCCTCTGCAAGAGTACCATTACCAATGTATAGTTGTTGAGTATCAATGCTCCAACCCAATTCTGCAGAGCCTAGTTGTGGTAAAGAGTTTGCATATCCTCTTCTATGTTTAATTTGTGAAATTTGTAAAATAGCCACAGCAAATCCTTTTGTTATATTATTTATCGAGAATAGTATTGTTCTAATCTCTCAAACCACAGATTACAGTAATGTTCAAATTCTTCCCCAGATAATACAAATTCTTGGTATTTCATTTCTGGGCTGCACATTAGAATTACACCCTGTTTAATATCTGTTTTATATGTTTCATTATGTGCTAGACTATACGCAGCCAGCTGAAGAAAATAATCGTCAATCCACTCACGTTTTTTGGGCTTATTTGTCTGTTTAAAGTCTAAAATCGCCAGGTTTCCACGCCAATTGGCTATACAATCTGTGGTGCCGGCATAAAGACCACTCCAATACAAATTTGTTTCAATTCCGTAGTATTCTTTTACATTATATTTTAATCCTTCATTAAAAACAGTTTGGGCCATTTTATAACTTTGTTGACTATATGGATTAGAGCCAGGTTCGCCCATATCATCTGTTTTAATAAATGTTTCTAGCCATTTATGCATTCGTGTTCCACGACTGCTAGCTTCGGTAACAATTTCTTTTGCTTTTGCTTCACCTACAGATCTACGCCAATTAGCTAGTATCTGTTTCTTTTCTTCAGTTTTAGTAGCATCTAAAATTGTAGTTACGCTGGCTACTTTACTACCATCGGGTAAACAATAATGTCTTTTACCATCTATACTTTCTCGTGAGATGGTTTTATAATCAAATTTAGGTATAATCATTTAACAGAAAAACTCTCGCCGCAACCGCAGCGAGCCAATTCGTTTGGGTTAATAAACTCAAAGCCTTCATTGAGTCCTTGTTTGATGTAATCCATAGTTAAGCCAGCAAGATAGACTTGATCACGCTTACTAATAAAGACAGACACATCATCGAATACAAAATTATCAAGATCAGACGTAATTTCATCTACATATTCTAACACATACGCAAGTCCAGAGCAACCTGTAGTTCTAACTCCTAAACGGATTCCTTTACCTTTTTGTCTACGTAATAAATTCTTTTTAATTTGGATTTTAGCTGAATCAGTTAATACAATCATAATTTTTCCAATGCTCTACGAAATTTTAAATCACTTACATAATCTTTAAAAACTTTACCATTCAAATGATCAATTTCATGTAGGATACATCTAGCATCAATATCACTTAGGTCTATACTGTGAATATATTGATGTTTATCTTGCCATCTTACTGTAACAGATTTAGGTCTTTCTATTTGCAATCGTAATTTAGGAAAACTTAAACAGCCTTCCCAGTTAAGTTCTGAATCTGGATCATGATATAGTATCTCTGGATTATACATAATTCGAATGTGATTGTCTTTCTGTATATGTATAGCCAAGACACGTAGGGCAAGTCCTATTTGATTTGCAGCTAAACCTAATCCTTTTTGATCTATCAATGTATCTATTAGATCCTGTTCTAGATCCAAATAATCAATTGGTGGATTTGTAAAATCCCATGACTTTGTTGGAGATAGAAGGACAGGGTCAGGCCATTTTACTATTGGTTTAATCATTGTTAATGTTTTTTACGATAGTCTTCTATAGCAGCCCGGATCGCGTCTTCAGCAAGAATCGAGCAATGTATTTTAACTGGGGGGAGTGCAAGATGTTCGGCGATTTCAGTATTCTTAATAGTTCCCGCCTGGTCCAACGTCTTACCCTTGACCCACTCCGTAACGAGTGATGAACTTGCGATCGCCGAGCCGCAGCCATATGTTTTGAATTTCGCATCCGTGATGATACCATTTTCGTTTACCTTAATTTGTAATTTCATTACATCACCGCAAGCCGGTGCTCCTACCATACCAGTGCCTACTGTAGGATCATTCTTTTCAAATGAG